GACAAAAAGTTGAAGAATATGAATAAGAAAGAACTTCAAGCTGCATACCAGAGTATGATGAATGACAATGGTAATGATGACGAAGATGACGAAGAAGAAATGGATGAAGTTAAGAAGGAAGCCATCGAACAACGAGTTAAGGAAGTAGACGTTGCAGAACACGTTGAAGCACTCGTAAACGGTGAAGGTGACTTATCCGAAGAATTTAAACGTAAGGCTGCAACAGTGTTTGAAGCTGCGGTTAAATCTAAGATTCGTACAGAGATCGAAAGACTCGAAAACGAATACGAAGTAAAACTGAAAGAAGGTGTAGAATCTGCAACAGAAGAGATGACTGATAAAGTCGATACATATCTCAACTATGTTACAGAGGAATGGATGAAGGAAAATGAACTCGCAATTGAACGTGGATTAAAAGGTGAGATTGCAGAAGATTTCATTTCTGGTTTGAAACAACTATTTGAAGATCACTACATTGATATTCCAGATGAAAAATATGATGTGCTAGAAGCACAGTCTGAAAAGATTTCTGAACTAGAAAGCAAACTCAGTGAAACAATCGAAAGAAATGTATCATTGAAGGATAATAATGCTTCACTGGTTAAGGAACAAGTCATATCTGAAGTTTCTGAAGATTTGGCTGATACAGAAATTGAAAAGTTTAAGTCGTTAGTAGACGATGTGGATTACGCTGACGAAGAATCCTATCGTGAAAAGTTAGGTACTTTGAAAGAAAGTTATTTTCCAAAGACATCGATAACAGAAGCGACTGAAACAGTTGATGATGTAGACACTGGCACCGCACAGGACATTGATCTAACTCCATCTATGGATGCGTATATGTCTGCCATAGGTAGAACGGTCAAATAGTGCAAAAAAGTTAATTTATAAATAAAAGTAGAAAAATAATAAGGAGAAGCTCTAATGTTTCAATCAGAACATCTACAAGAAAAGTGGCAGCCAGTCCTTCAACATCCTGATCTCCCAGAGATTGAGGATAGTTACAAGCGGGCAGTCACTACAGTAATCTTAGAGAACCAAGAAAAGGCTCTCAGAGAAGATCGTGCGTTTCTTTCAGAAGCAGCACCAACAAACTCAACAGGAAGTGCAGTTGATAATTGGGATCCAATTCTAATATCACTGGTCAGACGTTCAATGCCAAATCTTATCGCTTATGATATTTGCGGTGTTCAACCTATGACTGGGCCAACTGGACTTATCTTCGCAATGCGTTCACGTTTCAGTTCTCAAACTGGTGCAGAAGCGCTTGCTGACGAAGCATTTCCTGATATATCTAACCAGAACGCTGCTGGAACTATCGGTGGTGGGGATATTGGTTCTACAGAAACTAACCCTGCTGTTCTTAACGATAGTCCTTCTGCTGGAACATACACAAGTGCAACAGGTATGACCACTGCTCAAGGTGAAGCATTGGGTGATAACTCTAGTACTAACGTATTCGGAGAAATGGCGTTCAGTATAGAGAAACATACTGTTACTGCGGTAACAAGAGCTCTTAAAGCAGAATATTCTATGGAACTTGCACAAGACCTTAAAGCAATTCATGGTCTTGACGCAGAAACAGAACTTGCAAATATTCTGTCTGCTGAAATACTTGCAGAAATCAACCGAGAAGTTGTTCGTAACATTTATGTTACTGCCGTCAAAGGTGCTCAAGTCAATACAACGACTGCTGGTATCTTCGACTTAGACACTGACTCAAACGGTCGATGGTCTGTTGAAAAATTCAAGGGACTTCTCTTTGCGATTGAACGAGATGCTAACGCAATCGGTCAACAAACTCGTAGAGGGAAAGGTAACATAATCCTATGTTCTGCTGACGTTGCATCTGCATTGCAAATGGCTGGACAGTTGGATTACACTCCTGCCCTTTCCACAGGTCTAAACGTGGATGACACAACTACAACATTCGCTGGTGTTCTAAATGGACGTTATCGAGTGTACGTTGACCCTTACGCTGCAAACGTAGCTGCTTCTCAGTACTACGTTGTAGGGTACAAAGGTACTTCACCGTATGACGCTGGAATGTTCTACTGCCCATACGTTCCATTACAAATGGTTCGTGCAGTTGGAGAACATACTTTCCAACCGAAGATTGGTTTCAAGACCCGATATGGTATTGCTGCTAATCCTTTCCATACTGGTACAGTTGCCGCAACCGCTGAAGGTGCAATCTCGATTTCGAGTGCAACTAACAAGTACTACAGGAAGGTCAAAGTTACAAACCTTATGTAATAATAAGAGTTGGTCAACCAACCGCCTTGATGTAAAAGGGGAACATTTTGTTCCCCTTTTTTTTCTAAAAGGAGAAGTACTATGTCTTGGGAAAAACCTGATTATAAAGACATCCGTTTTGGATTTGAAGTTACAATGTACATTATGAATCGATAAATAATACGCATCATTCGATGCTCCATAAGTCATGGGTCAAAAGACTACGACATCGTTCATTCACTTAATTGTGGACGGAAGTAAGTGTAGTACGCTGAAGGAACGCATCTCAAGTAAAAAGGAGATGGTATCATGGCTGATTGTAACACCAGTGATTATCCCCCAAACTTGTATGTAATTCTAGATGGTAAAAAATATTATCTAGAACATACTGTTTGGGATAAATATTATTAGAGGGGTCGGGGGAGATTGGTTCTCCCCCTTTCCTTATAAATAGTTATATGGCAACATCAACATCACCACTTTCCAGACAACCAGATAATTTAGATTATCTAAGTCCAACGCAGTTCAAGTTTAACATTCATCAATTACCGAAAGTTGAATTTTTCTGTACAGCTGCAAATGTGCCTGCGATAAATTTAGGTGAGGCAGTCTTTCCAACACCATACAAAGAAATACCAGTGATGGGTGACACGCTCACTTATGATAACCTTTCTATATCTTTTATTGTAGATGAAAATTTAGAAAATTATATTGAGATACATGAGTGGTTAACTGCGATTGGGTTTCCTAAAAATAGAAATCAATTTTCTTCTTTTAGATCCTCAACTGCCAGTACACCGATTGCAACTCAAGGAACAAGTGATGATATTGGTGATGTGCAACCAGCAACATCTGCGAGAGGAATGTTTGGCGATGCAATCCTTACCATACTCACGAATAAAAATAATCCAGTGGTAGAGGTTCGATTCCAAGACATATATCCTGTTGCACTCGGAGCTTTAGATTTTACACAGACTGCTACGGATGTCGAATATATAACTGTAACGGCAGATTTTAGTTACAAGATTTATGATATTGTAGCATTATAACGGAGACTTTATGACACTTGATGATTTGAAGGAACAAGTCAAAAACGACTTGGCAATACTTAATGATGAACGACTAGACAATGAATCTTTTAAAAACCAAGAACTATATTCCAAGTATCTAGATCACAAAACAAACTTTGAACTTTTACTATATCGTGCGAAGGGTGACTACAAAGTTTTGTATCGTGAGAAATGGGAATACTATGGTGGTAAGGCTGATGCAAAAGTTTATGCGACCAAACCATTTGATCTAAAAGTTCTCAAAACAGATCTAAGCATTTATATAGAATCTGATGAGGACATAATTAAAATAGAACATAAAATTTCATACCTAGAAACTGTGGTAAAATATCTTGATGGTGTTCTTAGGTCGATTAGTAGTCGAGGCTGGGATATTAAAAATGCAATCAGTTGGAGACAGTTTGAATCTGGAATGATATGAGCGTTTTTCTTGGTAAGTGGATTGGTTACTATGAGGACGTAGTACCCAACGAACTTTGTAATGACATTATTGATTATACTGTAGAAAGTAAGGAGTTATCCCCATCTAAATATTCTACGCACGCTGGCGAGAGTGCTAGGAGTGCTCAGAGGGTATATATGGACGATGTGTGGTTTCGTTTCGGTGAAGATAAATATTATGAGGAAATGAAAGAATACACGTTAAAGGTTCTTAGCATTTATCAGAAAGTTCACCCTGTAGTTTGTCAGAGATATACTGACTTCAGAGTAAACCGATATAGTAGTGGTGGTTTCATGTCAGAACACATAGACAACATTCATCACTCGCATGGCCAACAGTATGGTTATCCTCATTTGTCGGTGTTACTTTTTTTGAACGAGGACTATGAGGGTGGTGAGTTTGTTGTCGCAGACAACGAATATAAAACCGAAAAAGGTTCTGCAATTATTTTTCCGTCTAATTTTATGTTTCCACACAAGGTAAATAAAATAGAGTACGGTACAAGATGGAGTGTGGTATCATGGTTAATGTAAAATCATATAGCTGTTTTCCAACGATGGTGTACGAGTTTGATGGTGGGATGACAAAACAAAATCATGCGAATATGTTGAACATTCTTGATTTTGAAAAACCTGATAATAATTTGCATGAACATCTCGCATTTACTTCTTTTGCAAAAACAGTAAAAGAATGTACCAAAGAAATATTACATATCAATCAATATTTTTTTGAGGATATTGAGATAACAAATATGTGGGGTAATCTATTGAGCAAAAAAGAAAGTCATCCCCCACACACTCATTCAAATAATATATTCTCAGGTGTCTATTACCTGAGAGCTTCTGACCAAACTGCACCCATACAATTTTTTGATCCCAGACCGCAAGCATCGGTGTTCAAACCAAGAAACAGTCCAAACTGGAATAACTCTAGTATGATTCAATTTGATTCTGTTGAGGGTAAAGGTTTTATATTTCCGTCTTGGTTGATGCATTGGGTTCCACCTACAAATGGAGAAAGGGTCAGCGTATCATGGAATGTAATCATTAGAGGTGATTACGGTGAACCAAACACTTTACAAAATGCACATATCTAAACTCAATG